TGACGGCGGCGGAAGTGATAGGCCACGCGCCTCCCAATCAGGTCGAATTCGATCCCGCATCGGATTCGATTGCCGTTCGGATCCGTTTCGGTTTTCTCGAAGGGCAGCATCTCGGATTGCAGAAGCTGCAACTGTAGCGGCACCAGCAGCCCGTCTTCCGCGCGACGCGGGCGCAAGCGCACAAAGCACTCGCCGGCGACAAACATCTCACGCGCGACCATGGCCTGCAGGCCGTAGAAGTCGGTCAGACCATCGGCATCCGCCTCATCCGTCCAGGCCAGCCAGAGCTTCTGGACCTGGTCGCGCAGTGCCGCATCCGTAATGAGCGAAGACGGTTTGATCCCATCGCCGACGAGGTTGGCTGCGAAGGCTTCGCAGGCATTGGCAGCGTAGCCGTTGGTCACCACCAACTCACGGGACCGAGCTAATAATCGCGGGCCGCCAGAGGCAACCAGCGCGTTGATGTTTTCCAAAGGCGGGTTCCAGCCGCGCAAGCGGCGTTTGGCCATCGCCCCCTCAAGCCGCGCGCGCATGGCGTCAGAGCCGCCCAGCTTGGGGCGGCGGAAGAGATCGAAGAGTGCCATCTGATCAGAGACCTTTGGCCGTCGTTATGCGGACCTGCCGGACCATGCGACGACCCTCGGCAGAAGCGATTTCGCGGTCTAGGGCCTCAATGGCACGGTCGATCTCAGCGACGGAGCGATAGTCGACCGTTTTGCCGTCATAGCTGACACGGGCGACGCCAGAGGATCGTTGTGAAGAGAGCGCTTCCCGGCGGGCGCGTAGGTCCGTGATTGTGGCCATCGCCATCACCTCGTAAGTTCGACACAAAACCACCGCTAGGCCGCGTCATGTCCACCAAGATCGCCCGTATCAGGATTGAACTCGAACATATCGCTCCGCTCATCTGGCGGCGCGTTGACGTCAGCCTGACGACCAATCTTCGCGCACTGCACGAGATCATTCAGGCGGTCATGCCCTGGGAGAACTACCATCTGTATCAGTTTGCCGTGGGCGAACGTGTCTATGGCGAACCCGATCCCGAGGATGCGGTCTGGGGCCGCAAGATCTATCAGGCCAAGGGCATGCGCCTCGGCACACTTGTGGACCGTGGTGTGACCGAACTTCTTTACACCTACGATTTTGGCGATGACTGGCAGCACCGCGTCATTCTCGAGGAGGTCATCGAAGCAACGGCCGGCACCGACTATCCCCTCTTTATCGATGGCGAGCGCACAGCCCCACCTGAAGATGTGGGTGGTCCTCCCGGGTTCATGGACTTCGTTGAAGCCATGGCGAAAACACGCCATCCGCAGCGCAAAGATCTGGTGCGCTGGTATGGTGGCCCCTTCAACCCTGTGGATTTCGGCGCGGAGCAGATCGCCGAAAGCATCCGCGAGATCGCGGTGAAACGAAAGGCCGCCCTTGAGGCCTTCGAGCGCAGCCGTCGCAAACGGCTACACTGATTACATTGGCTTATCCCATATAGGATGACCGCGCGACGCGGCGGACCTGCGTTTTGCGAGCAGGTTTCAGGCCCCCGGCAGGAGCCATGCCCTTAGCATCAGCGACCTCCAACTGCGCCGCCAACTCCTCCCACCGCGCATCTGACCAGCGATCGGCTCCTAAGATCCAAGCGGCAGCGCGGGCGTAAACGCGGCAGTCGAGCGCCTCGTTGCGTTCCCGCAGTTTTTGCCATTCGAGCTTGGCGAAGCCGCGCTTGTTCTTGACCGTGACCAACTGCTCGGCAGTGAGCTGCTTCAGCCATTCAGCATCGACCCAGCCCGGCAGATGAAGAAAGCCGGGAGGAAACTTCTCCTCCTCCGCCGGGCTGGTGACCTCCGGCGGATCAAGCCGCAGGAAGCGGTAGGTCTCGGCCTTGAAGGTTGAGGTGGCGATTGTCCAAAGCCGTGCCCCACGGCGCAGGCGCTTGCCGCCGATCGTCGCATCGACAAAGGTCGGCCCCGTAACGGGGCTCGCCCGATTGAACCCCTCAAGACCCTTGACCGGTGCAACCTGTCCAAACCCGACCTGCCGCGCCCAGGCGTAGACGGCAGCCGTTTCATAGCCCGTGTCGATCGCCAGCCGCGCGATGGTCATCGGCGTGCCGCTCGCGTGAACCCACGTCCGGCCAAGGAGATCAGTCAGTTTCTGCCAGCACGCCGGATCGCCCGGACCGCCCTCGATGACGATGTGATCAATGAGCCAGCTTTGCAGGCCTTTGCCCCATGCCCAGACATCAACTTCGATCCGGTCTTTCTGGACGTCGGCGCCAGCGGTCAGGAACAGCCCGCCCGCCGGCACCGTGCCCGCGCGCCAATCCTCTTTCAGCCCTTGAAGCCGCTGCCAATCCGGGGCCTCGCCGCTTTCCATCCAGGTTTCGCCAAGCGAGGTGTTGATGAAGGTCTTCATCGTCTCATCCCCACCGGCGCGCGCCGAGAGAAACGCCTTGGCCATGGCCTCGAGCCGCACCCAGGGCGAATAGATCTCGTTCAGATGGAAGCCGGCCGTCCCGGTGAAAGGAGCCTCCGCGATCCAACGACCCTTGGAGATGGCCGCCCAGCGGGTCTCATCCTTCCATGCAACATCACACTCTGAGCAGTGGTAGCGCGCAGTTTCCGGACGGTGGCCGCCGTTCTCATCCTTCTCCCACTTGACCTGGCCCCAGGTCAGGATTTGTTCATGACCACACGTTGGGCACGGTACCCAGAACCGGCGCTGGTCGCTTTCTTCAAACGCCGCCTCGATCCGGCTGGCGCCCTTGTTTGTCGGCGTCGAGACAAGCACGATCTTGCGGTTCCAGAACGTTACCGTCCGCTTTTTCGCGAGGTTGACCGGGTCGCCTTCAGCGCCTGCGCTGAACGGATAGCGATCGACCTCGTCGCACAAGAGGAGCCGGATCGGTCGGCTCGCAAGGCCAGAGGGCGCATTGGCGCCGACGATGGTCAGATGCCCGCCCGGGAACCGCTTGTGCAGGATCTTGTTGTTCCCGTCCCGTGACTTTGGGTTGGCAATCTTATCCTGCAGGCAAGGCGTGTCCCGCGCCATCGGCGAGAAGCGATCCTTTGACCAGGTTTCGGCATCACGCTCGGTCGGCATCACCACCATGATTGGCGCCGGATCGTGGTCGATGTGATAGCCGACCATATTAAGGATCGACTCACTTTTCCCGATTTGACTGCTCGACATGATCACGACGGTTTCGGCCGCCGGATCTGAGATCGCGTCCATTATCCCACGCTGGTATTCGGCGCGGCTCGTGCGCCATTGGCCCGGCTCGGCGCTGGCTTCAGAGCTCAGCCGGCGGTTCTGATCCGCCCAGTCGCTGATCGTCAGATCCGGCGGCGGCTTCAGCACCGCCAGTGCTTTCGCCACCGTCCGCTTCAGGATCGCTGACCCCTGCAAGGTCAATGTCGGCTTCAAGTTCAATGTCTGGCTGCGCGAGATCATCGAGCACCTCGCGGATGGCGGCGCGGATCAGGTTCCGGGTGTCTCCGACGGTTGATTGTTCAAAGGCTTGTGGTGCCAGCCGGTCAGGCAGAGCCAGCAGTCGGGTGCGCAAGAGCGCCAACACAGCGATCCAGGCCGCCTCGATCTGTTCGGCGGCAATCAGCGAACGGCGCTTTTCTTCGGCCTCCATCTCGGCAAGGTCGGCCCGCGCCCGGATGAAGCGGGCCCGCTCAGCGGCATAGTCCGGTGCGCCCGCCTGCGCCTTCAGCGCCTGATCACGCAGGTAGCGGACATAGCCGCGCACGGAGCCGATGAGGTCGTACTGACCGCGTTCAGCCTTCGGGATGACGCCCTCGCGGCTCAGTTGTTGGACCCGCCGTTCCGAGAGGTCCAGAAGCCGCGCGATCACGCCGATGGGTTGTGTGGCGGATGACATTCGCAGACCTCGAGATTTCGATTAACCATATGGAATCGTGTCGAATTCACTGGATAAGTGCGCCCACCAGAGCGAAGTTCAAGACAGCACCCAACGCAATTCAGGACGCATCGAGATGAGCCACCGACCAACAGCCCAAGACGCGTTCATCGCCAAGAAAGCTGCGATCGACACGATGCTCGCTCGACTTCAGGCGCTGAGCGCAGAGCAATTCAACACCGACCTCGGCGAGGTCCATTGGGGGCATGTCGGCAACCTCGACTATTACGCCGAGCTCCTGAAGCGCATAACAGACAGCGCCTTCAAGGAAGGCGAACACGCGGAGTGACCCTCATGGAAACCACCAGCATTCGGCTCCCCATCCGGAACTTGCCTGAACACTTCGACCGCAGCCGCATCACCGTCGTCCTTGAAGAGATCGAAATG